CGTCCTTATCCACCGGTCCCTCCTTGAATCGTTCTTGCGGAAACGGCTGCACCGAATTCGGCGAAGTCGTGACAAACGGCACCACCTGGTTCGTGTTCACCGGATTCGTGATCGCCACCGCGGACGGCTGGAAGTTCGCGCCGCCGCCGCTCGTATCCTTGAGATACTGCTTATACATCGCGTCGTATTGCTGCTTCGTGGCAATCGTATCACCAGGCTGAAAGCCCCGCTGATCGCGGAGGTATTGGATGAATCCTGCGTCCATCGCTTTAGGCCCCCGGCATCGTGAAAAACGCCCCGCCGCCACCGCCGCCGCCACCGGTCCCCCGGTTGCCGCCGCCGCCCATCTGCCGATCGACGATCTGCTGGCTCATGATCGAGCGCCCGGTGTTTTGCATGCCGATGATGCTGTCGCCGATCATGGCTTGTTGGCGGGGGGATTCGCTGAGGAAGCCTTTGATCCATTCCGGATCAAATCCCAGCTGGTCGCCGTGCCGCTTCATGAAATCGCCATAGGCCGAGCCTTTGGCCTCGAGGGCTTTGTTGTTGGCAAAGGCTCCGGCAAAGCTGGCGATCGTGTTGCCGATATTTTGGCCGAGGTCGCCCATCATTTGCGCATTGGTTTGGGCGGTGCCCATGATCGCTCCGCCGAGGATCTTGCCGCTTTCATCATTCACGCCGGGATCGTAGTTAAACATAGTCTTGTCTCCTTGTTGTTAGGCCGCTTTGGCGGTCATCAATTCTCCGGCGAGGGCGGCGCCGATCACGGCTGGCCGAATGGCCAACCGTTTCTTGCCCTGGTATTCCACTTCGGTCACTGCCTCTGGCAGCACCTTCTTGACATCCTGTGCCATAAAGCCGACGCGCTTCTGGTCGTCGCCTTTGTAGCGGTATTCGTAGGCGGTCAGGCCAAGCACGCTGCCGGCTTTGCCGAGCGGCTTGATGTCTTTCTTCATCCGCTTGTCCGAGAAGGCCAGGGCGGCGCCGCCGAGCAACCCGCCTGCGATGCCGCCGATCATGTTCATCGTGCCTGCTTGGCGCGTCGCGCCGGCTTGCATGTTGGCGCCTTGGATCGCGGCATTGTTGTTCTGCCAGGAGTTATACATATTGCCCTGGAGATTGCGGTTGAAGGTTTCGATTCCGCCGGCGGTCTGCACGCTGCGGTTGAACGTGTCTCCGACTAGGTTGGTGCCCTGCCCCATCGTGGCGGAGCCGAGCTGGAAGGCCGGGTTGAGTCCGCGGGCGAAGGGGTCGAGGGCGCCGTAGCCTTCGGCCAGAGTGATCCGGCGGCCGCGGCGGGCCAGGTCGAGCTGGTTGGCACCGAGGGCGAATTGACGCCGCTGGTCGAGACGCTGCTGCGACATGGCATCCCGGTTAAGGATCTCCGCGGCCGACGATCCGGCGCTGGTGCCGAGACCGCGGGCGGCAAAGGCGCCGCGGGCGGATTGCTGCGCCGCACGTTCCTGCTCCGGCGAGAGGGAACGTCCGAGCATCAGCTCCTCTTGAGCCTGACGCTGGATCTCCGCCTCGATGGCGCTGGGGGCGCTGGCCGCTTGCAGCTCCTGGTCCATCACGCCACGGGTCCGGGCGAGGTATTGATTATCCAACTCCCCGGCCACCTGACGGGCCGTGCCGAGCTGCATGGCCGTCATCTTGGGATACAGACGCTCGAGCGAACGCTCCTGCTCCTGCATCTGTTGGATGGCCGACCGCGTCGCCGCGGCATACATGCGATCGTAATCGATTGGTGTCGGCGCCGGCGGTGCCGGCGGCGGTGCTGGTGCTGATGGTGATCCACCCATATTATTGTCCTCCTACTTTGTTCATTAGTTTCTCCCAGGAATATACCCGAGGTTCAAAGCTGCCACGTCGGCACCATGCCGCGTATTGCTGCGGATGCGGCGCCACACGCATAAACTCCCTAACAGGGTTTGCGCGGCCAGCAGCAGCAGCCAGAGTGACGAACCAACAATTCGGCTCGCCGCTTTCAAAGCACTTCTCCTCCGCGTTCCACCGCAACTCGCTGGCCAGCAGAAAGACTTCCGGGGTGGCGTGGACTAAGCCGGACGACAGATGCTCGCCGACAAGCTCCCAGAAATCTTGCGTGCTGTGGTTGTCCCACCAGTGTTTTGCTTTTTGCCATGGGAGCATGCTTAGAACTTGATGCAATACAGCATGGCGATGTTCTTCGGTCGGGTTTCGGCGCCGCCGGTTGACTCGGACGTGACGTTTGTTCCGCTTGCTCCACTTAAAAACAATCCAGTAGATCCAAACACACCCCCTTGAAATCCGTAAACCGTATGTGAGTGGGATTTTAATTCATCTGCTTGTTTCGCTCCAAACGTGCCAGCCGCCGTGCTGTCGCTGTTAGTTCCGCTGCCGCGCACGAAGTAGCCGCGCAGGTCCGGTAGCGCAAAAGTTGTGCTGCCGTCACCTGCGCCGTAGGTTGTGCTGATGGCGCTAAATAGTGCGGCGTAGGTCGTGCGGTTGACGTTGCTGCCGTCCGCTGCCAGCCAGCCAGTGGGGGCGCTGTTCATGGCGAAGGGCATTACGGCGCCTGCCGGAACTAGCACGACACTGCTATTAAGTTTTGCTTGAGTAATCGCGCCGTCTGCAACCTTCGCCGTGGTCACGGCGCCGTCCAAGATTTTGCTGGTCGTGACCTCATTGTCAGCGACAACGACAGTCGGCGCGGCGGCCGTGTTGAGTTTGGCGGGGGTGACGGTTTCGCCACTGACCCAGTTGTAAGATGCGGTAACTGTTGCCATGATTGTTTTCCTTTGTTGTTAGGCTGCGGTTTGGCTTCGCTTCGCTTCAGCCTGTCTCGCTGCGCTCGGCTCGGTTGCCATAGTTTTAAGAGAGGGCTGAGGTTTGAGTTTGAGACTTGAGTGAAATAGTTCCGGTCGCCGCGGCGACCGCTGCTGCATTACTCAGGTTTCCAGTTTCAAGTTTCATCCTTGGTTTTATGCGGCGTTCCTTGTCTCAGTCGGCGGGTTGCTCGGCCCTGCCGCCTCGATGCTGACGTTGCGAATCTCCGGCCGGTTGGCCGTGGTTAGAAATTCAAGTTCGCAATAATGCGCTTTCTGCCGGATCGGTTGCTTGAGCGTGTAGTCCTCTGCCAAGCCGGACGTGTTGGTCTGCCCCGGCACCAGCGTGATCGTGGCATCAGGGTTAATCGTGATCGCTTTGACCGTGACCGAACCGGTGTTGGGCAAGACGACATCGGCGAGGCTGCGGACAAAGCGCTTCGTGCTCATGCTGCCCATGCCATAGCGGCGAGTAACGATGCGGCCGGGGACCGGCGTGATGACATCGGCCTCCACGTCCGGCGACTGGTCGCCTTCCTCGATCTCGTCGAGGAGCATGAGGCGACCGGCTTTGTTGCTGACGAAGAGGCGGCGCTCGTTGGCGCGGGTGGCGACGACGAAGTCATCCACTCCGAAGCCGTAGATGTCGCGGGTTTCCCACTGGTCGTTCAGGGCATTGTAGAGGAAGACGCCGTTGTTGTTGTCGGCACCGGCCAGCGGGACGGCGAGGTAGTAGCGGTTGCTATACCAGAGGCCGACCGAGTTCTTGAGCAGGGTGGCGTTGAGGTCATCGAGCTGGTTGGCAATGGGGTCGCTGAGAGGCTTGGTGTCGCCGCGTAACTTGAGGTCAAGGCGGCTGTCGAGGCGGTAGACGCCGCTATCCGAGAGGAAATAGACAAACTGCCCTGCCGTAGCGATGGAGCGGCGGGCGGCGCAACCGACTTCATCGGTGAGGAGTGTGAGCTTGCTGAGAGCGGTGTCGATGGCCGTGCTGGCGCCGTCCACGCTGGCGAACTGATTGACCTCGGCCAGCCAGATGGACTTTCTACAAAAGACGAGGAAGCTGTTTTCCACCCACGGATGCACCGCGACAACGAAGTCATTGCTGCCCGCACCGGCGCGGAAGGACTGCCAGTAGGGATCGTAGGTATTGGCGTCCAAGATATCGCTGATGAGCACGTTGTTCTTGCCGTCAGGAAGCACCAGCCGGTTGTTGACGTAGGTGCCCCAAGGCGTCGAGCGCATGGTCTTGAAGGTCGGGCCAGCGGCGGGCACGCCTGCGGGACTGCGGACAAAAGCGGTCGTGACGCCGTCCCAGTAGAGAGGCGCCTTCACGCGGCGGATGCTGCGTCCGCTGGTCGTGGCGTCGGTCGCGGTGCCGCTCGGCACAGTGATGGTAAAGCTGTTGGTAGAGGATGTGGCGATGTCGTATTCCACGCCGTCGAAGGCCGCGACATTGCTCCCCTCGATGCGCACGCGGGCACCGGCAGGAAATCCGTGGCCGGTCAGGTTGACCGTTGCCGTGGTGGACGCCACTGTGATGCCGCCTGTGGTCACGTTCTTGATGACCCAGCCCGGACGCGAGGCATCGGCTTCGCGGAAGAGGTAGAGGCGGTCGTTGGCCTGCACCATGCTGACAGTGTCGGTCGGCTCAATGACCTCGTCCGGTGAGGTCGGGTAGGCAAGCTCCTGCGGGAGCACGCTGATGACGATGGTGTCGCCGTTCTCGTCTACGATTTCCTCGCTGCCCTGCGAGACGGCAGTGACCAGAAAGCCGCCCGCCCAGACACCGGCGAAGGATTGGTTGTCGTCCAGCAGAATGGTGTAAGCGCGGTCGCCGCCCGCCAGCACAACGATCTCGGCACTCTGCACCTGATCCGGCGAGCGGTAGACGCTGGCCGCGAAGATGCCGCCACTGTAGACGCTTTGCACCACCGGCGCGTTGGGCGCGGGGTTGAGCACAAAGGGAACCGTGAGTGGCGAGCTGGCCACGCTGATGGCATCCGCCATGCGCTTGGCGCCCTTGCGCGTCACCGCCACTCCACGATCCAGCCGCATGTTCTCCGAGAGCTGGAGCATGCCAGCAGGCAGCGTAACCGGATTGATCCGGCTGGCATAACCAGCGAATCCGGCGTCACCGTCGCGGAGGATGGGGCTTTCTAGGGGCATTTAGATGTTAGCGAAAAATGGCGACAGATACGTTATTGCTGTCAGCAAGAGTCCGGTTGTCTCCGCTAATTGCGGTCACAGTGGTTGTGACAACGCTAAAGGCAGACGACGTTTTCGTTGTTCCGAATTCTGGCACTGATGCGTGTGATGCTTGGTCAACGCTGCCAACGGTTGCATAATTTGCATCAGGCATTGCCGTTGTGAATGTGACGGTATAGTTGCCGGTAGAATTCTTTAGCACGCTCGTTACGTTTCCGCTCGCAAAGACCTTTACATTGGCTCCGTTGGTGGACGCTCCGGTATCCGCCTCATTGCGCGTCCCATCGAAATTAACCCAAGCACGGCAGCCATAGATCGGCGCCGATCCGGTTTGCGCTCCGGTAAGCATTGGCGCTGTCACCTTCGCGCTCCCAATCGCCGTCACACCAGCATTGCTGATCGTCACGTCGCCAGTCACAGCAACCTTGGTCGCCACGTTGCTGCCGTTGCCAACGAGGATGTTGGCGCTGTCGAGAGCGGCGAGCTTGCTGAAGGCGATGGCCGCCGCCGCATCAATGTCCGCATTGACCAGTCCGCCGCGCACAACGGAGGCTGCGATGCGCTTGGTCAGTCCACTCTGCTCGATGACGAACTCGTCGCCGCCTGCGAGGGTTGTGGTTTGGGTTAGTTGTCCGATTCTTTTGGCCATAGGATTGGAGGTGTGAAAGTGGGAAGGTAAAAGGTGGGAAGGTTAGTTGAGCGCGGCTTTGAGGCGGGTCTTGAATCGGGCGGCGTCGCCGGGGGAGATGTCGGTTTTGCGGGTTGGGGCGACTTGTTGGTGGGTGAGGATGAGGTTCATCGGGATGTTCCACTTCTTCATCCGAGGGACCAGGTATTCGAGGGCGCTGTTCATCGCGGCTTCGCCGAGGGGGTCTTCGTAGGTGTTGCCTTCCCAGGCGACGCCGAGGCTCCAGCTATTCAGGTCGGGGCGGCCGTGCCAGTTGCTGCGGCCGGCGTGCCAGCAGCGGTCGGTGTCGCTTCCGAAGACGGTGCGGCGGCCGTCTCTGGCGATGAGGACGTGGTAGCTCACTTTAGCGGCGG